TCACTGAAAAAGCTAGTAGCGGTACACGTGTAGAGTACGTTGACTTCTTCGGTAAGAAGCAAATCATTGCGTGTAAGACCAACAAACAGTTGAAAGAAGCAATGCAATTTTTGTCGATGCTTAAGCGTGAGTCGTCTACTATCAATCAGATCTGTGCTCAGTACAACGTTAAGAATGGTAAGTTTCAAAATTTATCTAAGCTCAAGCAAGAATTAAAAAATGCGGGACTTACTGCATCTGCTGTTAATCGTTTAGCTGTTATTAAGTAATAGCTATCACATCGTATACAAAAATTATTAAATATAAAAAATCAAAGTTATGAACAATCCTTACATCGACATTACTGGAGTAGACAGAAGCGAACAAATCGAAGACGCATTTGCGAGTACGTTAGAAGATATTAAGAATGATCCAGAATTTTATGCTGAATTAGTTAACGATCTTATGTTTCATATTGCACGCGGTACAGGCACAACGCAGATCATGCAGATGGCCATTAACAATTTTGAAAATAATAAAAAAGTAATTTACTGCGACGATCACCGTAACACGTATACTCACGCGCAACAGTCTTACGCAGACAGATCAGACTACGCAAGAGAGCTATACGAAAGCGGTAGAATAGATCACATACAAATGGCTGAAATGAGAATGGGCGCTTAATTAATTTAAACTAAACAATAAAAGTTATGTACAATTACACACTATCACAATTAAGAATGTTAGATACCATCGAACAATCGTGGGACGGAGCCGAGCTCAAGATCGAAGAAGACGGTTTAAAAGTATGGTTGGTGCCAGTATCGAATCGACCGTACGATGGAGATTATCAAGTTGAAACGTTGAACAATGAAGGTCGATGGGTTATCGAAGATTGCTATTTTAATCAATAAAAAAAAACTAAAGTTATGAAAATGGACTACACACACTACGACGAAGACAAACAAGCATCAGAAAACATGAGCACAAACGACAAAGCAAAAGCAATTGCAAGAGAAATGGTTGGAGACGGACAGTCGCCTAATTTATGGTTCGTTACTTACGGTCCATACATCGCAGTGTCTGATGAAGATGGCTACGACTTCGAATTGATCGAAGGCTATAGTTCTACCAAAGACACTTTCACACAAGGACCTTTCACGTCGTATGAAGAAGCGTTAGAGTGTTACGATGAAATAGAATTGAGTTTCGATTATGGAGTTGGACAAGCATTCATCGAAGACAGAGAGTGCGGCGTAGTTACAGAAAAGTGGTTGTACAAACGTGTAAGAACTGAGTACGTACAAGACGAATACGATAATTCAAAAAGATTCTACAAGAATAATTAATAAAATAAAAAAAAACAAAAGTTATGAAAGCATTATTGATCGATTCAAAAAACAGATTAGTAAAACAAATCGAAATCGGTGAACACTACACTGAAATTTCAAAAGCGATAGACTGTGAAGTATTCACCGCTCCTCACATTATGCAAGACAACGATACGTTGTACTGCGATGACGAAGGTCTACTTAAAGATCCACAGAATTTCTTCTTACTCGATAGTTATCCTCAACCGTTAGCAGGAAATGGTTTAATTTTGGGCTGCGATGACGAAGGAGAAAGCACAGACGTTAGCATGAGTCTTGCTGAATTATCAAGTAGGGTTACATTCATGAACGTACACGAAGCTTTTAACTGGTCACTGAAACAATCTTATCAATTTAATTAATAACAAAACTCATGAGTACAGAAATGATCACAAAAGAGGAATTAGAATTTTGCTATTACAAGAGAGGCAATGCTGGTGGATTCAAAACAAAACTGATCGAAGCCATATTTGCAGCAGACGACGAAAATAGGAATAGATTAGCTCAAGGCTTTCCAGAATTGGTCGAAGTAGTTAATAGATACAACCGAGAGAAAGGATATTGGCCTGATTTGCAGAGCAGATTCGAAAATTATTAAACAACTTATTCAAAAATTGTAAACCAAAAAATTAAAGTTATGCCTAAATGTAAAGTATGTCAAGAAGAAATACACCCGCTTCGAGTAAAAATGGGATATAAAACAACATGTGTTAAGCACTCAACCTCTGAGAGATACACAGGATTCGTAGTAACAGACGGCAAAACTGCTGATGCTATTCAAATCATCAAAGATCCAGAAATCGGTCGTCAGTTGGTGGAAATGAGTAACGTTTACGGTCACTAACTAATATTTATTGTATATGGCAATAGACTTAAAAACATACGGAGATCTAAAGAAATTAATCAAAGCTATATCAGTAAAACAAAAAGGCGAAAAGATTATTTCTCAAGGTAAAGAATTTGCTTTAGATCAATTATTAGGCCTCATACCGGGCGCTTCTAATGCGAAAACTGCATTTAACTTTTTTTCTGCGGCATTCAAAAAACCTGATACGAAAAAGACAGGAACGTGGTTGGACAAATTAGATATAGATGATGATATGTCTAATATAGTTGACGATACTGTTGAAAATGGTTTTATGAAAGCTTTATCAGCGACTCTCGAAAAAGAACCAGATACCAAACTGCTAGAACCGGATTTTAATATGAACGCCAAAATGGTCGATTATCTAAGAAGCAAACACAACGGTCGATTCGTATCAGGAATTAAAGAAAACATAAACAATAAAAACAAAAAAATGGCAAAATATAATTTTGAGAATCTTAGTCCAGACGAACAAACTAAACTCAAAGAATACGTTGAAAGTGTTAAAGAAATAAAAAAAGAAATTAAGAAGCTAATAAAAAAATCTAACACTAAAAAGATAGAGTCTGAAGGAGGAAACATGTCGAGTGGACTTACACTATCTGCCGATTAAAAGAATGTAGATACACTAACAAGATAAAGCCCTCTTTTAGAGGGTTTTTTTATAAATTTACCATATCATGAATCTAATATACGGACTTTTGTGGGGATTGTTTGCACAGATAACAACATTCTTGCAATTACAAGGACAGATGAAATATGATGTACTTAAAAACAATACATGGTTTCTTGTGTTAATGGGATTGCCAATATCGTATATGTTTATGCAATCTGTAAAGAACTTCGTATTAGCATTCGATGGTCAAATTTGGCCAAGCAGATTGTTAGGATTTGGATTGGGAGTTATAGTATTCTCGATCATGTCTTCTATGTTATTTAAAGAGCCGTTTACATTAAAGACAATCACATGTTTATTTTTAGGTGTGTGCATAATACTAATACAACTATTTTGGAAATAATAAAACAATAAGTTATGAAAACACTAAAGCGAAAGCTACAATACAAATTAGAAAGCCTTAGATACTGGAAAGCATTGTTTAGTCCATTCAGACCATTTACTATAAAATTCTACGCTGGTAAAACTGCAATCGGTGTCCCATATTTCTTTCCAAGAAAATGGGTAAAGGCAACACCTGAGTTAGCTCACAAGGCAACTTTAGAGCATATAAAATCTGAAGAAAGATACAACGAAATGAATCCTAAGTATGCTCGTGAAATAAAACCATATGAAGAAATATATAAGGAAAAACTCAGATGTAGTTATTCAAAGTCAATCAAAGTAGGATTCGATTCATGCGGATTAGGATGGAAGACCAAGTGGTATGACAACGACTTTAGATACGAATATAGTCCGGTATTTACATTTGTATTCTTTGGTTATCAGATAGCGTGGATGATTGGTCACAGAGATGTTAATCATTATTGGGAAGCTTGGTTATATTATGAATATGCTACCGATAAAAGCAAATCTAAGAAAGAAAGAATAGCTCAGTGTAGAAAACAATTTCCACAGACATGGACTAGCCATTATCCAGACGGTAGTGAAGTTACCGTAGACTATTACAATAAGATACTTAAACCCAAATATTTAAACTAATGAAATACAAAATTAAAAATATAATAAGAGGCATTAAGAATCTATGGAAGTGGCGTAAGACAATCTATTACGATAGAGATTGGGATTATTGGTACATATATGAGATGCTTAAAGTTAAACTTAAGTTCAATGCTGAATATGCAGAGAAATATGGTTATCACGAGAACTCTATCAATGATGCTCATATGATGAGATACATAGCAGATCTAATAGATAAAGTTCAAAGCGAATCTTATATAGATCAAAGTCTGATGGATAAATTTACCACTAATCATAGAATAGATGAGGCTGTAACTAAACACAACCTCTGTAGAAAAGAGATATTCAAATTGATGGAAGAGAATATAGAAAGTTGGTGGGAATAATGAAAAAATAAATATATGAAAACAGTTGTAATAGGCGACATACACGGAAGATCAGTATGGAAATTGATCTATGAAATGGAGAAGCCTGATAAAATGATATTCGTAGGAGACTACTTCGATTCATTCGATATTAAAGGCGCAGATCAATTAAGTAATTTCCAAGACATAATCGCATTCAAAGAGAGTGGAGTATGCGAAGTAATTCTATTGATAGGCAATCACGATCATCATTATTTTCCAGAAGTAGGAGATACTGGAACTAGCGGTTATCAACACATGTTGTCTCCATCTATTCAATATGTAATAGATCAAAATAGAAAGCATCTGCAAATGGCGTATCAGACTGGAGAATATTTATTCACTCATGCTGGAGTAAGTAGTAAATTCATGGATAATTTATTTAACGATGAGTTTGGTTGGAAGGTAGAGAATATAGCTATTGATCTAAATGAAATGTTTAAATATAAACCTAAAGAGTTTGAGTTTGGTATAAATTGTAAAGTTCAATATCTTGATTCTTACGGGGATAACGAAGATCAGTCTCCAATCTGGATCAGACCAAAATCTTTGATGAGAGCCAATAAAGATACACTTCGTAAACAAGTTATTCAAATAGTTGGTCACACAGAGCAACGTCAAATAGATAAGAAAGGCGGAGCCACAGGAAGCAGATACTACTTCATAGATACACTTGGAACTAGTGGAGAGTACATGATTATAGAAAACAATAAAATAAAATTCGCAACAATAAAATAATAAGTTATGTTAAAAGGACACTTACATCAATTACATAAGAGTAAAAAATGGGTTGTTAGATATATGAGAACACCTCAGATTCTAACAGAATTGCCTGTGCATCCAGAAGATGCTGAGCTTTTAATTAAGTCAGATCATCTAACGGAAGTATATTTTCAAGTAGAAACAACTGCAATAGGCGAATCTGAATATGATATTATAGATTGTGATGTCGCTAAATTAGAATTACTATAACAATTTAAAAAATAAAACTATGTGGAAAGTATACTTGTTAGAGTTCATTATCGTTGTCATCGTATCTGCATTATGGGTGAGGGGCATAGATAAAATGATGCAAGATCATCCTGATTACAAAGGCGAAGATTTCTTAAATTAAAAAAATAAATTAAAATGAAAAAATACATCAGCGTTATATTTAATATTTGTTTAATCTCTATGATTGTATATATAGTGTATAATCAAAAATCTCAAATAAAAAGACTAGAGTCGAAAAATGCGATATTAACTAAACAATACGACTCTATAAAATCTGAATGTTTTGTTGCATATATACATCAGCAAAGATTAGAAAAGATAATCGATAAATCAGAGGAAATGAGTCCTGACTGCAAAGAAGAATTTGAAAAGATGCTACATGAAACAGAATAAAAAGAAACAAGACAAACAGATAATCCACGTGGTAAAAAGAGAACCTGGAAAACCACACAAGTATCATAGATCTCGTTTGAAACTAAATAAAGATGGATCAATAACTATTTATGAATAGTCAGAATATTTATATATGCTATGATAAAATTAACAAATATAATAAGAGAAATTAACTTTGGTACAGGACATGCGTCTTCAAATGCTGCAGAAGATATATCTTCAGACGCTATATATATGAATGGAATTGATGACGAACTTCGAGACGATAGTGATAGAGACTACGACGAATTGGAAATTCCAGTCACTAATCCTAAATTTCAAAGAGAGCTAAAGAAAAAGTTTATAGTAATTGGAGAATCCAACGGTTATAGGTTATTGTTAGAAAAACAAAGTAGATTAAGAGATATTAAATACTATCTGGTTGATTTGAATGCTAAAGTAATTGGTGGGTATTTCGTAGGCATAATGAAAACAGAATTAAATTCTGGAGATTTCTATAATCTTAAAAAGGGATTCGGTGTTGAGATAGAGACAGTACATTGGTCGAATATAGCTATAGAATTAAGAGGTTCTGGTCTTGGCAAATTAATGTATACCATGGTGTACGAATACGTTAAGAGCAGTGGAAGAGCGTTAGGAAGCGATAGCATGTTGTTCGAAGGATCTGCGGGTATGTGGATGAATTATATGCCGTCAATAGCAAGATATTTTGGTATCATAATAAACGATTTGATGTTGCCAATCATGCCAGAAGAATTAAATAAAAAGAATAAATCTGCTTTTGAAACCTACGGAGTAGACGGATTTGTCGCGATGGAAACTCCACCACCAATGGTAAGAAAAATCGCTTACAACGTTAAAGGCCTATCATTCATAAAAGGAGAATATGGAGTTGTGAGAATGGAAGGCAAAGTAAATGACGATATAGAAGTTACTCCTATGAATATGGGAGCATCTAGATCAAGATCTATGCAATCTACAGAAGAGTACGTTAGGTTTATAGACTATATAAACAACTTCGATACTCTAAAACAACTAATAAATTCGCCTATTAGTTATAGTATAAGAGATACTATAGGCGCAAAACAAACAAAATTCAAAACTATGCTATTTGCATTCGAGGATGCTGTACTAGTAGTGAAAGAACTACCAAATGGATTATCAGTAACTCCTTTGTAACTCACAAGTTATTCTTTATATTGCTAAAAGCAATTAGTATATTTATATCAACAAAACAATATAGTTATGATAGATCAAAAGACATATATTATCAAGAGACCGAAAAAAGATCCTCGATACGATAAGACGATACATCAAAGCGAAATAGAAAAAGCTTTGTGGACACTCGGAGCTAATTACTACAGGCTCACCAAAGAAGAAGAAGAAATCATTTTAAAACTAGCAAGCAAATATTAATTTATGGACAAAGTAATGTACTTTTCTACAGACAACTGTGCGCCTTGTAGAACACTAAAACCTATTGCGCAAGCCTTATCATCCGAAACTGGTATATCAATAGAATATGTAGACGCAAAACAACAATCTGATTTAGCGCAGAGTTATTCTATCATGCAAGTGCCGACTCTTTTGAGATTCAAAAATGGCGCGCTAATAAAGAGACACACAGGAATGGCAAGTAAAGAACAATTAAGAGATTTATTCATTTAAAAAAACAAAGTTATGAAGTGCATTCAAGCAGTAAGAGAAACAAAATATGCAAAAGTCGGAGACATCAAAAGAGTTTCTGATATAGAAGCCAACGAAAAGGTAGACACGAAATATTGGAAGTTTGTGCCTAAATCAGAGTGGAAAGGCGCAAGAAAAATCAGCACAGATCAAATGCTCAAAGAGCACGCTACTAACGTAGAAACTCCAAACAAAAAGAAATAGTTATGTTAATCGTAGACTTGGTTGAAAGAATAGAGAAGGCTTTCGAAACAAAACCTGAAGGTCGTAAGCGTAAAGAACTTTCAGAGTGGAAACTGTCGATCAATAAATTAATAGAACAAGTAAATAAGTTATCGAAAATTAAAATGTATAAAACGCAATGACACATTCAAGTTATTTAGAGTACTTCTTAGATCTTAAGAATACGTTTCAAAGCGGATATGAAGGAGTGCAACCAGAAAAGGAAATGGACAAGGATTTTGAAAAGACGTTTTTGTCTTTATTAATGGAAACCACTAAGCGAGCTTGGTCAGACTATCAACTCTCGATAAGAGAAACGTATCGACTTTCAGAAACCGAATTAGAGAAAGTCTGGTCTGATACAACTATGGAATCTACTAATAAGATGTTAGAGAAATTATCCAATCTTGGATATATCACAACTGGAGTTAATTCAAACGGAGATATAGTTTATTCTATATCAGAAGATGGTAGAGAATATCTTCAAAGCATAAATCACAAAAACTAAATAATAAAATGGCAGACTTCTCAAAACAGTGGTGCGAACTTAATGATCCAGAAATGCCGCATGACTTCGATATAGACGCAGTAGCAAGTACCATAAATCCTGGATGGTATAAATCCTACATATGTGAGGGATTTGGATTCACCGCAATCGGAAAAGACGATAACCATAAAATTACACTATATTTTCCTAATTCAGATTTAGAAAGCGGAGAATGGAAAGATTATAAAACATTTATAGAGCAACAGAATGAGACGAGATAATCAAATAATAATAGAGACACTTATAAATAAAATGTTTGAAATATCAGGATATTCAATTACATTTAAAGATATTAAGAATAGAAAAGACGAATGGTATACTGAATACACAATGACCGAAGACGAGTGCACAGAGTGGATGATATGGGGTTCTGAGTATTTGAAAAAAACGCTAAAAATAACTAAGAGAATGGCCGAAAGAGAGATGGCATCTTTTAATTTAAATTACGGATTGAAAATAGTAGAACCCCAAAACTAAAACAATGTCTAAAAGAAAAGCTCAGTACAAAAAAATAATAAAAGAGTGGAAAGAAGCAACGCGTCAAGAAGTGTGGCAAGGAGTTAGAGATAATTTTATATTTGGTTTTTTAGGAGCAATGCTAGTTGTATTTATAGCAATGAGAACAGACATCGCAGTAATAGCGGGTTATGTAGCATATTATTTTTTCATGGGTAAAATAGTCAACAGACCTAAATACGTTACAGATTTGGGTAAGCTTATAGTTTTTCCAATTCCTTCTGCACTCGGAGCATTTACAGGTTACAAATTAAGTTATATTTTATTAACACTAATAAATCAATAAAAGTTATGGGAAAAATAGGTTATGCATGTATTAACATGACTCTCGGCAAATCTGCCACTACAAATAGAGGCATGACATTAAAAACGTTTAGAGCGAAAGGATTACCTTATGTATCTGAACTCGCATTAAAAAATGCTCAAGACATTATCAAAATACTCAAATGGAACGAAGAGCACAACATAAAAATGTTTAGACTATCTTCTGCTCTCATACCTTGGGGCAATGCTATAAATATAGATGAGTTACCAGATATTGAAGCAATTACTGCAGCACTTAAAGAAGCTGGTGATTACGCAAGAGAACACGGTCATCGTATAACTACCCATCCTGGTCCATTTACAGTAATCGCATCTCCAAACAATAACGTAGTAGAAAACGCTATACGAGATTTAGAAATGCATGCTAAAGTATTTGATCTTATGGGTTTAAGTAGGACGCCATATAATAAGATCAACATACACGTAAACACTACTCAAGGCGGTAAGGAATTATCTATGAAGAGATTCTGCGATGCTTATTGGTGGCTATCAGATTCAGTTAGAAGTAGATTGGTTGTAGAGAACGATGACAAACCTAAGCAATATACAGTAGAAGATCTGATGTATGTACACAAGTTGATAGGTATTCCAATTACCTTCGATTACTTTCATCATTCACTAAATCCAGGAAATCAGACAGAAGAAGAAGCGCTTAAGTTGGCGGCTACAACATGGCCTGAAGGCATCACTCAAGCTGTACACTACAGCGAGAGCAAGAGGTTACACGAGAATAACCAGAAAGAAAATGCCAGAGCTCATAGCGATTATATAACCAAGTTGCCTGATAATTATAATCTGGAAATAGACATCATGACTGAATGCAAGATGAAAGAATTAGCAATCCTACCACTAATAAATAAACTATGAAACCAACAATCAAGCATAAAACTTGTGCCAAAATATGGCTAGCAGTAGCCACAATATCAGTAGCAATTTCAGCAGTATTACTAATGGCATCACTCATACACAATATCATAAAATAAAATGAAAACGCTAGTATTATTTATTACATTATTGATGGTGAATATAGTATTTCTAGCGCTTCTATCGTTGGTTGCATGGTGCGCAATCAGTTTTATTTGGCCAGCAGTAACGTATAAACAGGTTTATGGAGCATCTTTGTTGTTAGTACTATTGATATCGATAATAAGACCGATTAGATGAAGTCTTTAACTATGGTATTTAATTCACATACGAAAAGAATATAAGTCTAGACAGAAAAGAAATAGTTTTTTAATAGCGAATATAGTATTAAATTAGAGTTATGAAAAGAACAGAGAGAAACGACTATCACTGGGAAATTCAATATATGGACATAGATCCAGATTCCGGAGATACATCAGAACCCAGAACTGTAGCAACTACGAAGTGGTCAAATTACGCTAACGTAATACTAGACGCATTCATTGCGCAAGACGAGAATCCCAACAGACACTACTACATAGTTAAATGCGTTAATCACTCTATAAGAGAAGCGTATATAAAGGGTCACGAAGACAGAGATAGAGACATATTCAATTTAGGACAATTCTAAAAAAACAGTTATGAGGCAAGCGTTAACATACGACGACATACAACTAGTTCCATCTTATTCAGACGTAGAAAGCAGAAGACTGATAAGTTTGGAAACCAATATCACAAGAAATTACAAGATATATTCCCCTCTCGTTGCCGCTCCAATGGATACTGTATGCGAATACGATATGGCATACGCCTTATTCTTACAAGGAGGCGTTGGATGCATACACAGATTCATGAGTATAGAAGATCAAGTAGAACAAGTGCAAGAATTAAAGAATTCAGTATCTACAATGCATAAGTATTGGAATGATGACTATACTGAATGGAAAAAAGATCCATCTCGAGTTCCTGTTATGGCAGCGGTCGGAGCTAATGGAGATTATTACGAAAGAGCAGTTGCGCTTATAGAAGCAGGAGCAAATATTATTCTTATTGATGTTGCTCATGGACACCATAAAAATGTCAAAGACGCTTTATACCAAATCAAAGCAATCGATCGTAAAGTTGATGTAATCGCCGGCAACATTGCTACTCGTGAAGCCGCTATAGATCTTCAAGAATGGGGCGCAGACGCACTAAGAGTGGGTATCGGAGGCGGCAGTCTATGTACTACAAGAATTAAAACAGGATTTGGAGTGCCAAACGTAACGTGCTTGCAAGACATAATAGAAATATCGAAAGTGCCTGTCATCGCAGACGGAGGAATAAGATCAAGCGGAGATATCGCCAAAGCTTTGGCATTGGGAGCATCAAGCGTAATGATCGGATCTATAATAGCAGGCACATCGCAAAGTCCTGGACAAGTACAAACAAAACCAACTGGTCTTTATAAGGTTTATAGAGGAGCAGCATCGTTAGAAACCAAGATGGCGCACGGACAACAACGCAGAAACGTGGAAGGCGAGAGCGCGCTGATACCGTACAAAGGTAATGCGATGATAGTGATAGAAGATCTGTTAGACGGAGTAAGATCAGCGTTATCCTATTGCGGAGCAAACTGTCTATTGAGGTTTAATCCAGACGTAATTCAAATCACCGCTGCAGGAGCAGCCGAAGCAAGACCACACTTAATAAGATAGTATGAAATTTATAGAAGTAACTACTATAGCAACAGAACGTAAGATTCATATCAATGTAATGCTAATAGCAGCGCTCGAGGATCACGCAACAGAAGACAACTCAGTTATTCATTTAATGGGAGGTAACTATTGGCACGTAAAAGAAACAGTCTCAGAGATACAGAAGAAGATAGAAAAGACAGAAGGAATAACATTTAGATACGATACAGGACCAAGATAACAATATGAAACATATATCAGAAGAAGAAATACAGTTAGAAGCGGACACATACATGATGGAATCAAACAGACAAGCATTCCTATACGGCATCGAATGGTACAGAGAGCGAACGCAAAGCGCGCCCGCGACCGAAAGTGTCCCGGCCCCCGGCGACTCCGAAACGGAGTTGCGCCGTGTCCGTCAGGACAAGAACAGGCACGTAAAGGCCAACAATTGGGAGCTAGCCGCTCTCTACAGAGAGATCGAGAAGCTGTTGGAGCGAGAGCCGAAGTGCACAAACTGCGCAAACCTGTTGCACGCCGTCGGAGTGGGTCAAGGCTTGGTCTGCGACTTGAACAAGTGTCGCATACCGCACAGCGAGCACAGCTGCGGTCATCACCGATACAAGAGCAGCGACGAAACATGCAAATAAAACAAACGCAATGAGAAGACTGTTAAGAATACCGATTGGAATAGCCCTCTGCCCCGTTCTCTGCCTCATAGGCACGTGCGCGTGGCTGTTCGAAGAAGACACGG